TTCACTCTTATAGCTACTGGCACCATGTTATCGGGCCAATTGGCATGAATGATACCTTCTGAGTTATTAGGTGTGGTCATATTGCCTAAAAACTGTATTATGCTTTTTGTATCAGAATTTAGCTGCGTAATAGCATCCTGTGCATTCGTCATGTCAGTCTGATTTGCTGGCGTAAACCCAAGGGCTGTCGTCACATTACCTTTGGTTAATTCTCCACGGATTGTAGCACTGCTTTTATTCTCCACATTGCCTAATCCAACTTGGCTTTTAGTAACTCCGTGAGGATTACTTTTATTCGCAAGATGATTAATCAGAGTTGTAATTGCAAGTTTAATCTTTGCAAATGCAATAGATATTTTCTCGCCACTTGATAAAGTCACAAGAGTTGTTGTATCTGAATATGTCGGTGTCTGATCATTTGTCGCTACGTTCGGAACGTTCCCTAAGCCTACTTGCGACTTAGTAACACTATGAGGGTTGCTCTTGTTTCCTGTATGCTTATTTAACGCTGTCTGCATAGTTTCAAATGTAACGTACCCTTCTGGATCAACCGTTGCTGTCATTGTTACATCATTATTAAGCTTGATGTAAAAATTATGTACTAACGACCATGACGGCATAGCCGATTCTGCCGGAACTTCTTTCCCTGTTATACTTTGAGAAATCGCAAACAACACTTCACTTCCGGTTGATCCTTTTGCATAAATTCCAAGCTGTGTCATGCTGTATCCGGCAGATAAACCAGCGTTTGAAAACAATACTCCTATCTTGATTGTTTCGTTTGTTTTTGTCACGCCCTGTACTGTTCCAGACTGCTTAATTGATGATACCGCCGTCTGACTTTTCAAAGCACTAACGTCAACTTTACCAGCACCAGACTTGATCGCTGTTACTGTTATTGTTCCTCCGCTTAAGGCATTCTTTAATAATTCAATACCTGCATTTGTAATTACTGTATTTTCCCACATGATTTTATACCTCACTAACGATCGAAGAAGAATATTCACAAGAGCCTGAAACAATCGCATAATTCAATGCCGTCTCTGATTCTATAACGTCTGAAACACGAATATCGCACAATAAATGTGCTGGTTTCAATTCGTCAATTCTTCTTACTACTTCATCATAATTATTTACTTCGCCATAAAGATTGACTTGAAATGTATTTTTTGCTGTATTTTCTATGAGCTTTGTTTCTACACCGCTCAAAGCTTCTATGATCTTTTCAAACCTTTTAGGATTCAAAGGCCTTTTTATCCTCATTTGCGAAATCTGTGTTCTTCTCTGCTCAATCGTCTGATCTGGAAGCGGCGTTATTCCGTATTCTTTTTCCCAAATAGGGAGCCCCCATGTAGCACGATCAACAAATATCTGATCAAATATATCTTCACATATTGTTTTTACGTCATCTATCTCAAGTCCGATCACTTGGAACAGCCAAAGTCCGATTCTTGATTTCCCATAAATCGGCGATACATAGTCAATCATTTGTTTTGCACTTTCACTCATCAGGATTTGCTCCATAAGGTCTGTTTTATACCACATAGTATCATCCCTCCGTTATTGTTACTGTTCCAAAAACCGGCATTTGTCCAGATTCAAGGTCTACATTTTTTGACACTCCATTGATTTGTACACTGTCATAATCATAGATACCTGATACAGCTCCAATGATACTGTTGATCGCTGATATTCTAACCGCACTATCATTCGATGAAACATTTAACAAATATGACTGAAGTGCAGCTTTCAAATCATTCTGCACATCGCCAATTTCTGCTTCTCTCAAATAAACAACAACTGATATGTTAATTACTACTGTTTCAGGAGCCGTTATCTCTAATACAGCATTGGGCGGTGCTAAGCGATCTGATTCACTATCTGGACGCATAATATAATCATACACAGCATCTTGAATCTGCTTCGATGCTGGTACTCCGTTCTGATCCATTAAGATGATCTTGATTATTCCAGAGTCATCTTTTGCTGGTATCACAGTAACTGCACCAACACCGGGAACTGACAATGCCCATCGTTTATAGTCTGCCACATTTCCAACATAGGAAATGTCATGGCTTCGATCATACTCAACAATTCGTTCTCTTAAAGTATCATCGTCCTCTTCATCCAAACCGCCTGTAACAGCTTCCTCATTTGTAACAGAGATTATTTCATCGAGCAGTTCTCCTGTCTCATCTCCAGTATGTAATACGATCGTATTTACTCCAACATTGCTTGCAGATCCTCCTTCTGCTGCCTCAATTGGAATCTTTGCATTTCCAAGAGAATCGACCGTAACTTCCTCTGTTGTTACAAAATCTATCGTATTTCCTTCGTCATCTGCTTCTGTAGAAAAACCATATCCTAAAGGAATAACAAGACCGGCTTTTGCTGTAACAGTCACATATCCTGTTGCATTTACCGATTCTCTTCGTACAAGACCTCTTTCATCAGCGTGGTAATCCAATAGGTAAGATTCTTCACATGTCACAGGGAACATACTTTTTAGAACTTCTACAAGAACGTACTCTTTAAGTTCTGATATTTCTATTGCTGTTGGTCGTGTAAAATCCCACGGAAATCCGCCCTCCGATTTATCAATATCTTCTGGCAAATTTCCCAGCATTTTCTCATGGATTTCATCTTCACTCGAATTTTTCAAAAAATCGGGAAGTTCCATTTCTTCTGCTTCCAATGCCATTTTTAGCCCACCTCACTTTTAAAACTCGTTGTTATCTCTATATCTCCGTCGATTCCCTGTACCTGTACTATTACAAGGCAATGATCTGCTTCCCATTGAAACGTAATATTACCAACATACAAAGTTCTTTCGGACGGATCAGCCATCAATGATTCTTCGATTTCTCTTTGTAAAATACTTTCTGCCTCTTCACGGCTATCTGCTTGCAAGGCACTTTCATAGTCAACCCCAATGTCGGTGGAATATCCCTCATGAGCATATCTTTGTGTCATGATCGTTTTGTAACACCATTGCACCCACGCTTCGAACCCGGATGCCTCTTTTAATTTTCCATCATGAAGCGTAACAAAGTCGCCTGTGTCAAAATCAAAAAAGATGCTCGGCTTATAACCGGCATCTTCGTCCTCTTCTGTATTTTCTTCGTCAGTTCCTTCGTTCTCTTCATCGTCTAAATATTCCTCGTCATTGTCGTATTCCTCGGGAAAAAGATTATCGGGCATCGTCTCCACCTCCTTCTACCTTTCCAACTACAATAAGTTCTTCTGCATCTGTCCAGATCAATAAAACCCTGTCTCCTTCTGCTGTCTCTATTCCAGATAATACTAAATAATCATCGTCTGGTTCTGATCCTTCTGGGTAAGAATCTGGAAGAACGCCACCAGCTTTCATCGTTCCAAGTTCTGCAATAATATTTACTGCTTCACTGTTATTTCCCTTTGAAATCTGTTCGATTATCCGAATAAAGTTTTTTCTTCCATCTTGCTTCATAACTAGCAATCTCCTTTAATAAAAAACAACGTCCATCGTACCAGCAACACAATCATGCGTAATACTTTTTACTGTTTTATTTCCTTTCAGTCCAGCGGTATCACATCCAACATAAACGGTGTCTCCACGTTTGATCTTCGGATTGCTAATCGCCGTTACTATGTATTCATACTTAACCTTTGCACTGCTCTTCAATTTCTTTTGTGCTTGTTTCTTTATTTTCGAAAGTTTCTCTTTCTTGTCTTTGTCCATAATTTCTTGGATCGTTCCAAACTTCGATGTATTCTTAGACATTGATGCAAGTTTAGGAATTGACTTTTTCTTTGCTTCTCCGTAGATCTTTATCTTTGTAACTATATCATCCATTGTTACTTTAACCTCTATGGATATTACATTCTTTCCTTCCTCAATCTTATAAATCGTTGTATTAGTATTGGCATACTTGACAATCACTGTAGTTCCTTCGATCGTAAAAATATATCGGCTGGAAAGTTTGCTTTTCGCCTTGTTCAGCACATATACGATCATATCTCCAATATTCTTCTGTACTGGTTTGATCCTTTTATTTTTGATTGATCCGTAACTGTATTTCAGTTTCAACTTCCATGCTGTACAGATTCTTTTTACAATCTCTTTTGTGCTTAGCCCCTTTTTGTAATAAAAATAGTCTTGAGATTTCATCATATAGATCAAGTAATCATAGGCTGTAAATGTTACTTTTTTTTCTGTATCGGTAACCCTGTCTCTATCCCAGATCACACCTCGAAACACTTCAAAATCTCCATGGCCAACATTCGCATATATGTATAATCGGTCTGATGGTTGAATCAATGTCGCAAGTGTTACACCATTTTTCGCAGCGTTCATTACTGTTAAGCTGACCTCTTTTGCCAGCGAATCAGGATCATCAGACATTGTCAGGTCCTGTATAACTTTCGATTTGTATAGATCGTATTCTTGCCCCGAAGCCGTCTTTACAACTGCTTTATACAGTGGATTTCCTAAACTTGGCATATCTTTCCTATCCTCCTATCATTTTTAACAGTGTTTTATAATCAGCAACACCAGTTACTGTTAATTTGTGCTTACGTTGGTAAGTTTTAATCGCTGTTACTGTCTTAGATCCGCAAGCACCATCCTGTTTGACTCCCACCATTTTCTGGACAAATTTTACGACCTGTCCTTTTCTTCCGGTTCGAATCGTGATCTTTTTCATGGCTGATTTCATCGAAGATGTCAGCTTTTTATCAACTTTCAGCTTCGAGTAGCCATCTTTATTCATTGCTTTCTTTAATTCCTCAACCTTGGAATTAGAAACTGATTTACTGCTTGGAACAGGAATCACAAGCACCTGTCCTTTATAGATCGTATATTTGCTGATCTTTTTCTTTGGATGTTTCTTACGTTCCTTTTTATTCCTAGAATCAATCAGTTTCTTATTTGCATTATAAATAACCTTGTATTTTTTACTGGACCTAAGATATTTTTTTGCAAGTTTCCGTAATGTTTGTCCTTTCTTTACTTTGACCTTTTTCTTTATGGCTTTGGTACTTCTTTTCGTTGAGGAAACACTTATTTTTTCGTAGTCGATAAATCTTACCGTGTAGTAATAATCATTCAGGCTTTTGACCGTAGAATCGTATTCTGAAACACGCATATCAACATTGATCTTCGTTCCTGTAATACAGACATTTACCACTTTCCCATACTTAGCCCAGTATTTCATCAGTGCATCTAAGGTTGCTGGATCAGTCCACTTACGAACAAATTTCATGCCTTTTCTTGCTTCTCCGGGAAAAAAACATTCCCAGCTTAGTTCTGAAAGATTTTTACCATTCGGAACACTGACCTGACCTAATTTATAGATATCATATTCTGCAAACTTACCTTCGATTGATGATTCAATTTCTTCAGGAATGATCGGAATTTGTATCTTCTGATCATTCCCTTTTGAATTTTTTCCAGTAATATATATGTCCATTTACATTACCTCCGCTGTTCTGTTACTTGCCGTTGATCCGATTGCATCTGCGATCGCCTGCATAATAGTATCTGCGATCTCTCCTTTAGAGTTTTTGATAGCATCAACTATGCCGTCATTTCCAGATGCATTGACGCTGATCGTAATACCACCAACGTTGATCACTGGCTGACTGCTACCAGACGAAGCTTTTCCTGATCCGGATGATCCTCCAACAAGTCCACCTTTGGCATGCTTTGTAACTCCTAAAATCTGTCCTGCTTGATTCCAGAGAGATAATGCACGGCTTCGATGTTTAGAAAGTGGGATAACCATTTCGTTTCCTTCTTCTCCTAATTCAGAAACGATATGACCTCTGACCAGACTACCCTTCGCATTATGAAAGAACTTTCCATTTTTCGGTAAGGCTGTCTGTACTTTCGGTGCGGATGATGTCTTTTTGCTTTTTTTCTTTTTACCAGATTTTGAAGAACCGCTATTACTTAGATAACTTCCACTAGTAATACTTTTGATCGCACTTGCTTGTGCAGCGGTTGTACTTGCTGCGGATGCAATCGTTGAGGCTGCGGATGCTAAAGCACCTGCAAGTGATAATGCGGAACTTCCAGCACTTTGTAAGTTGCCACCAGCTGCAAGCGACATAGAACCCATCGTTCCCAGCATTCCTCCAGCTGTTGCGGACATTCCACCTAAGCTGCTGACTTTTCCACCAGCTGCATTCGTAGCTCCTGAAAAAATCTTTGTCGTCTTTGATCCAACATTCGTTTGTTTTGTGTTTTTCTTATTCTCCTCGTAAGCTTTCTGTACGGAACTTGCCAGTTCTTTGTATTTTGCTCCTTTTGGATTAACACTGCTAATACTGTCTTTACTGTATTTCCAATATTCCTGACTCTTTGCCGTCATAGAATTACTGTTTTTCAGTGCATTCTTTCGGCTGGATACAAACTTTCTAAGGGAGTCGCCGAACTTATTTCCTTTTGTGATTGCACCAATTCCACCAATTCCAGCACCAATCAAACCACCAGCAAGAGTTCCAATAACTGGGACTGCTGAACCGATCAGTGCTCCTGTTGCTGCTCCACCTCCGACTAATCCAAGTTTCGTACCACCCCTGTATGCTTCTTTCTTCTTAGTAGCTGAATCCTTTGCAGTTACTGCATTATAAATATTACCGGCAGCACTTCCAATACCGGCAATTCCTAAAGCTCCACCTAATAAAGATGCACCTCCAACGGCTGCTGCTCCACCAGCGGTCGCTGCACCTGATCCAAGTTTTACGCCTAGATTTCCAAGCCATGCTTTCCATCCAGTGGCAGCTACGGTTTCTCCATTTTTCAGCGTGACACCAGAACCGCCTAAACCAAACAAGCCACCCGGTGTCCTTGTCGGTCCTGTCGGCTGTGTTGTCTTTGGTGTAGTTCCACCTCCAGTTGGTGTGACAGGGCTTCCACCGTTTCCACTACCAAGCCCACCGTTCACATTTACAACGGATGCGGATACATTCATAAGTCCAATGGAACTTCCAAGAGGATTTCCAGAACCACCTGAACCACCAGTGATCAGGTCTGACAATGTCATTCCCTTTTTGAATAGCCCTGAACCTAATTTAAGTGCTAACGCACCGGCAAGATAGTCCTCAATTCCGGATTTATCCCCTCCTGGCAATAAATCCTTAAGGGATTCTTTAAACCAGTTGCCTCCGGCTTTAACGATATCCTTGCCTATACCAGATATCTTCTTAACGATCGCTGGCTTTCCACTGGAATCCCACCATTTCGCAAATGGGTTTCCGATCATCTCTTGCCATGCAATGTTAATCTTTCCGCTGATTGAAGCATTTTTAAACTTGTCACTTTGGAATAATTTATTTGCTTTTTCTGCTAAATTTGATACTGCATCAACAGCTTTTCCAGAAATCTCTGCTGAAAACTTTTCAATCCCTGATCCCATTTCTGCAATCAGTTCTTTGTTCTCTGATCTCCACTGACGGAACTTACGAAGTCCGGGAGAAATACCATCTCCAAGGCCTTTTCCAAGTTTCTTGAAAATGTTATTCGTAACAAAGGACTTAACACCTAACATCAAGTTACCTAAGTTGTTACTCTGCTTCTCCATCAATCCATCGTACTTTTTAAAGGCTTTCATTGCCTGCGGCCATGTCTCACTGATTTTCTTGTTGGACTTAGCCAACGCTTCCAGTTTTGTTCTGTCCTGTCCAGAAATAGCTCCCATTTCCTGTAATGCTGCGGTAGCTTCTCCAATCGCCTGATGGTTCTTCATTCCGTCATACATACGTCCAACCCATAAGGCTACATCGGAAAGCTCGGAGTTCGTACCAGCTGCAACGTCTCCAACCATTTTTAAGCCTTTTCCAGTTGACAATGCGTTGCCTGTGAACACCTGTAAGGTACGAGATGACTGATAAATCTCATCCCTTGTAAATGGGGTACTACCAGCAAATGTCGTAAGATCATCTATTCGCTTTTGGGCCTTCTTCTTACTTCCAAGTAGAACTTCGAATGATGATTCCAAGTTCTGCTGCTGCACTTCCAGATCAATGGACGTTTTGATTGTTTGTCCAATTCCTACCGCTGCAAATGCTCCAGCAACGGCATTTTTGACATTAAATACTTTAGCTTTAAGATCACTTAATTTGGTTGTTGCAAAATCCTTAATCTTAACTGCTGCGGTAAAAGACATTTTTCCAAACTTCAATCCAGCCGATGCAATTCTACGAATTTTTGGGGTTGCTTCATCGTCAACGCCAATCTTTGGAGTCCAGCGTTTCTTTCCCAGCCCTTCTCCTTCTCTTCGTGTTCTGTCAATCTTAGGCTTTGCCTTATCGTCTGCATCAATATGAATCCGTGGTCTTTTCTTTCCTAGATTATTAAGTTCCTTTTCAACCTTTTCAGCCTCTTTCCCTGTCTGGTTCAGTCCTTGCGATGCATGATCTGAATACTTCGATACAACGTCTATTACGATTTCTTTGTCTGCCACTTATGCATCGCCTCCTTCCATAGCTGTTATAAGTGCTGCAAAGATAAAAGCCCTCTCTCCTTCTGGGAGATCAAGGGCTTTTGATGGCAACATTCCAGTCCGTAAATAATTTTCTGCAAGCAGAGAAGCTAACGGACTGGACTTAATTAGTTTTTTGCATAATCAATGACATTTGTACCACTGCCGGATAACTCTTCGATCTTGTCGCTGACTGCTTCAAGTTCTCCAGCTGTAAGAATTTCCTTAATGATCTCTGCCTGTGTCATAACCATGTGACCAGCTTTGTTCAGTCCTTCTTTTAATGCTGGATTATCCCAGAATTTTGTTCCATCACTTTCCGGAACTGTTGCAATGTAAATCTGCCATGCCATGTAATCTGCATTGCTTACGCTTTTCTCAATTAATGGAAGTGATGCTCCACCCGGATTCGGCATATAAGTTGTTGCTCTCTTTCTGCAATCAGTGATTTCATCAAAAGATAATGGACGAATATCGAATTTAAACAATTTCTGTCCGTTTCTTTGAATATTTAATGTCTGGCTTACCTCTGTCTTATACTCTGCTGCCTTTAACAGACCAGTGATAAGGTCCATTTCATTTTCTTCTGTTACATTGATATTTGTTTTCTTCTCTGCCATTTTCTTATCCTTTCTTTATGCTGCCAATGATTTAATACAATCTGGTACACTGTTAACAATAAACTGACACTGTCTCTTTATGATTTCTCCCGGTTTTACATCCAGAATGTTTGTATCTCCGTCAGGAACACATTCATCTAACAGAAACATGCTTTCGCCACCAGCAAGTGGTTCTGTAACACCGCCCCGTAAGCTGAATGTTGGAATTTTCCCATTTTTTATCGCATTCAGCATTGGTACGATTGTTAGATCATCTCTTACTACAGCTTCAGTGAACGATGCTGTAAATTTAACACTGTCTGGAACTCCATATGTCTGTACATCTCCTGCCGGATGGAAATCTACGTTTGAAAAATTCATTCCGATTGCGAACTCTTCCACGGATGCAAACCAGATGGAAACTCCATCAAGTGTGATAAAAAGCTTTCCGTCTTTTCCTGTCATCAGTTTTCTAGTATCAAAACCTTTTCCACTCATCTATATAACACCTCCTACTGTGCGATATACTGGAACTGATATGTTAAGTAGATCTTTTCCATGCTGTCAACGTCATCAATGCGGATAATAAAGTATGCATAATCAGCTGCATGTGGATTTTCTGTATCCTCATAAAATTCGTAGGTATCTAAGATCTTTCCTTCTCTGTTCATTTCAGCCAGTACTTTTTTAGCTTCCTGAATTACATTATCAACGCCTGCTGCATTGTTGCTGATCTTACCGATCAATGGTTCTAATGTACGATTGATACGGTCAAAAGCTTCATAACGGACAGCTGTACGTTTGATCTTCTTCCATCCTTCGTCATCGTCCTCATCCAGAACTGTATATGTGTTCACTCCTGAATCAAACCATACCTGTCCTTCCTGACCTTCTGACAAAAGAAGCAATCCAGATTTGATCGCATCGACATATTGTTCATTCGTCAGCTGTTCAATGCATGACTCCGCATCTGGAATCTCTGTATGTACAATTGATGTACTTGAATCTTTGCATCCAATCACACCTGCCTGAACTGCTGCCGCAAGGTATCCTTCCACCCTATCTCCGGCAGTATTATAATATCCGCTACCGCAGTAAATAAAATATGGTGCATTATAGGATTTTGCATTCGTTTTTCTTGTAGCAAGTGACTTTCCTGCCGCTTCTCCAAGTACGCAAACACCCAATGCACCGTTTGAATGGATTCTTTCCATGTATGTCTTCGCTAATGCTTTAACATCTTCTTCAACTGTATCAAGCACCAGTACATTCCAAGCATAAGTTTCGAATGCATTAAACGCATTGCTGTAATCTTCTGTTGTGACTGCCGGTGCTGATCCACCAGCCAAAGCCTGCTGTGCAACCGTCTGCATGATCCCGGATGCTCCAGAAACAAGTTCTGCGGATAAATACTTGCTGTCTTTCATTGCTTCCACCAGATTTGCAGCCTCATTTACATCCGCACCAGCGATAAAGCTTACTTTCTCAACAAGTGTTGCCCCATTGTAAACGGAACACTCTTTTGTCGTTTCATCTCCTAATTTCTGTTTTACAGTTACGGAGAATTTCAAAGCGGTTGGATATTTTGTCTTTAATGTAACTGCATTTGTGGCTGTGGTTGTCTGTAAGGACAGGCTTCCTTCTTTACCACCAGTTCCAAGACGGTAAAGATATACCGTGTTAGCACCTGCATCAAACAGTTTTACCGCTGCATCGATCGTTCCACTCTCCATATAAAGTGAAAGAAGATCACTCTTTGATGTGATCTTCTGAATCTCTCCAACTGGACCAAAATCTGCATGAACCGGAATACAGAAAACTCCGTTCACTGCGGATGCTACACCATTATTTGTGATCTGCTCATGTCTGCGATAAACTCCAGCTCTTTCCTTTTTCTCGCCTTTTAAAAATAATCCGGACAAGTTCTTATACCTCCTTCTTCTTAAATGTATCTACAAGTTTCTTTGCTGTGCTCTGCATTGCTTCTTTAACACCTGCCCTTGCAAATGCTGTTCGGATAATATCTTGTGATACTCCTAACACCTGTGGATTTTCTGCATATTCATCCACAGTATAAGTAACTTCTTGCACTGTTTTTGTTTCGTCTTTCTTTTCTGCCATTGTTTCCTCCTAACTTATCGTAATTGTCTTTAATTCATCGACTGTTTCAACATCTCGTAGCTTTCCGTACTGACCTCTTACCGTTACCTGTCCATCTTTTAATGGATCAAGTTTCGTGCTGTATGCCAGCTGATTTACAAAAAACGGCGATCCATCATTCATAACGAACCGCTCTCTTTCCTGTAAATCTTGCAGCAAGTTCATAACAAACTGATCAGCATTTACATCCGATCCGGAGATCACATGTACCTTGATGTTGTTTGTAAACCATGTACAAGCATGTGTCGATGGGAACGTTCCTGGCTGCATAGAATCCAGTCTAGTATAAACAACCACTTCTTCATCATCCGGCTTCCAGATTTCGTCAAGTTCCGTGTTATTGATCACTGTCACGTTCCAGTTCTCATCAATGTGCTTTGCCAAAGAACCGACTGCATCCAGCGGAAGGTATGAATGTTTTGGAAAAGCATATGCATCGAATGTCAACACTGATCCACATACTTCTACATCCATTTGCCCTTCGATTGCTTCCTGAAATGATTCTGACTTTCTCCATACAAGAGAAATCGTTGTATCTTCATCGGTCAAGAAAACTCCTTCAAACGCTTTTTTCAGGATCTTCTTCGCTTCAAGCAAGTTCTTATATCCTTGATTATTAGACAGATACGCTATTGCAATCTCCATCGTTCCAGAAACCTTACGCTCTGAATCATCTTTCAGATTCAGCCCATAGATGATACGCCCATACTGCGAACCATCCCACCTTGAATCAGAATCATCAGGTGCCTGATCCAAAAATATTGCTGGTCCATTTTTGAACGTAGCCAATCCGTTAATATTCAGGCTTTTTAAGTACTTGAAAATTATTTCTTTCATAGAGTTACCTCAAAATCTGAACCGAAGATCTTTACAATCTCCGGCTCTGCTTTCTTCTTAATTGGATCAATAAATGGTCGTTTTGCCATCTTTTTTGTGCCACCTTCCAGCCATTCAGCGTGTTTTGAATTACTTTTTATCCGGCTTGTAACTTGATCTCCTTCAATCAGAGTTTGATCATCCCAGTCCTGACGTAACTTTCCAGACTGTGGTGCTGGTGTTTCTCCCGGTGCGGATGATCTATTCGGAAGCCGTTTGTATTTCTTTCCAGAACCGCCTTTTGACAATACTTCGATCTCAATATTTCTAAGGGTGTTTGTTGCCATTGCACCCTTTCGCATCATCTCTCTTTTGATACTTTCATCAAGATTCTTTGCACATGCTTGAAATTCAGCTTCTACGCCCATCTGTATCACTTCTTTCTAATACATAATAGATGGAAAACTGCCCTGTTCCAGCTGGATCTTTTGTACCCTTCACGATAAACTTACGATCATGGCACGGATCATCGCCAAGCAGTAACACATCGTTCTTACTTAGCTTAACCACTGGATGGTAAGACACAATCGTATGACTGATCGGAGTCTGGTTTTGTTTCCAGATTTCCATTGTCTTCATATCTGCTTCGGCTAGTATACCGTCTATGATCGCATCAGGGGCTTCTTTTTCATCGCCCTTTACAACCATGCCATCGTCCATGACTTCTGTATCCTGCCAGTAAACACGGAAAGACTGCATATATTGATATGGTCTACCAATTGATGTCATTTTCAAAAGCGTCCACCTCCAGGATGATTCATCATGCCAACGTAAAAATACTCTCGTTTTTCATTCTCATACGGCTTGATTCCAACACTGGAAGATGCAATTTCTTTTTTCAGATCATCATAAAGCTGTTTCCAGAAATTCATTCGATTACCAAAATTAAAAGAGACAGGACCAACACTGTTGTCTACGTCCTGTCCGTATTTGAACATCATATGTTCTAGCAATTTCAGTTTTGCCATCTTAAAATTGTCTGGATACTGCTCTAATACAGCTGTGATCTCTTCATCGGAAAGTGCAGCTGACATTTCATCCTTTGATACATCAGTATCCGCCAATTCGAACCGCATCTTCATAACATCATTTGTATTGATCTCATCTGGAAAATAGTTATACGTCATTCTCCTCGCCACCTTCCGGCTGTTCTGCTGGTTCTTCGGTTTCTTCTACTGCTTCTGATTCCTGATTAATATCAGTATCAACGGAAAGATCAGCAAGTCTTGTTTCAACTGCTGCCTTAATTCCTTTTCTGGAATCAATCTCATGTAACAGCTGTAAGACCGGTGTATCTTCCTCTGTCATTGTCGCAATCTCAATTTTTGCCTCTTCCATTGTTTTCTGAATTGTGGCAAAGAACTGTAATAACTGCTGTGCGTTCACTGCAAGCTCGTGCTTAGATTGTAATAAAGGAATTGATAAAGTGTTAGGGTTAACATTCAAATCCTCTGCATACGCTTCATTTACGCTCGCTACTTCTGCAATGTGTCCAGACTTCTTTAAAAAGAGAGAGCGTCGTTCATCTACGACACCCTCTGGAATAGTCTCTCCGATCTTATACTGCTTTCCACCAAAATTAACTGGCTTAAGTGCAACATAATTCATATAAAGCACCTCCTACTTAGATACGCAACCACTTAAGAACGTTGCAAGGTCATCGGAAGTCTTTTTCATGTCTGTTGCCATAAGTCCTTCGATGAACTCTGAATGTGATCCTCCTGGTCCATCATACTGTGATGTAGCCATCCACTGTCCATTTCCTAACATATCCCATGTATAAATATATCCGGCAGATGGTTCTTCAAGATCTACTTCTTTCGGTGCATAAGTTAATAATGCACTGTTATCGTCAAAGACAAATTTCATATCGGCTTTCTGACCGATTTCTGCTGCATTATAAGTTGCATACAGAACTTTTACTTCTTCCAGACCAAGTACCGCTGCAATTACCTGTTCGTTAACAAGTGCTGGATTCGGTGTTGACCCTGAACCTGTAACTCTTTCTAAAAACTGCGGATGATTTTTGATTGCCTTATACGATCTGTATCCTAAGCATAATTTGTTAGGCATTCTACGTCCGTTTAAAAGGATTTCTTTCTTCATCTCATCAAACTGACCTACGATGTCCGCGTTTGCATCATCAAAATGCACAAACTGTTTAGATGTTGAAGCTGTTGCTTCTCCTGTCTTAACATTTGCCCATGCGTCAGCATTGAAAAACTTGTTTGCAAAGACCATATCAAGGTGCAGATTCATCTGTTCTGAAACCTGTTTTACCTTTGCACGTCTCGGATCAATCGTTGCTGGTGCTCCAGTTCTCTGGTAATCCAGAGCTGTGATGTTATCTACTCCGACGATGATCTGATCTACCTCACATTTGTAAGTATCATCTGAATGAGAGAATACAGCCGGATCTACTGCTCCGAACTTAGGCTTTCTCTTTACCTGGTCTTTCGCGATCTCTTCTTTGTTGAAGATATAGTAGCTTCCAGTGCTTGCATGTACTGGAAGAATTGGAAAGATGCTTGGAGCAACATTCATTCCAGGTGCCTGAAAATAGCTCATTGCCATATTGGTTAAGTAATAGTTTGGTCTCCAGCCTTTCGCAATATCAACTGCGATTGCTGCTGCGTTGTTATGTCCTGTGTTCATTTATTTCATTCCTCCTTTATTTACGCTTCATATCCAGCATGGATGATCGCAACGTTTACAATGTCTCCTTTTGCTGTCGCTGGTGTCAGTGCCATAGCTAAGATGTACTGCCCTGTTGTTGCCTTCTGGCATAATCCCTCTGCATCAACAGCAAGGAAATCTCCAGCCTCAATCTTTGCACCAGCTGCCCACATGCCCTGATTTCTGATCTGAACAGTAATATCATCGCCTTTGGCTACTGTTTCATCTCCAAGAAGCACAATTCCTGTTGCTTCCTTTCCGGCTTCAGGAATTTTTGCTCCATCTTTTGTTAATAAAACCGCTACGGCTGTTTTGAGTTCTGCTCCAGCTGTAACATTGATCACTGGACTTCCACCAGTTGGATTGTATTCATATGTTCTGTTTGCCATCTTCTCTGTACCTCCTTTCTTATTTATCGAACATTGCTCTTAATTCAGGATCATTCTGCATAACGATATCCTGTGCCTGTGCATCAGTAAGGTTTGGCATAGACTTTTTGATCTCTGCTACCTTTGCGTTCATCTTTGCAACACCTTCTGTATCGTCATTTCCTGTGTGAGCTCCACCAGATTTACCGATTTCCTCAAACAGACCTGATTTCTGAATTACCGCAAGGTTGTTATCCATGGATGCAATGAAGTTGTTATACGCTTCATCGGATGTTGCTTTCATGGATTTCAGAACTGGCACTAATTCCTCTGCTTTTGTTCCTAAGAGTTCATACTTCTTAGCAACTTCTTCTAAGGACTTCTGTTCTGCTTCCTCTGCTCTCTTCTGGATTGGTTCCATGATCTTCTTCATCATAGAAGTGAAGTCCTTTGTAACACCTTCCATTGCTTTATTCACTGCTTCCTGAACCTGTCCATCAATATCAGCTCTTTTTGCAGTATCCTCTTTTTTTGCATTTGCATCATCCTGTAATGCTTTTAATGCTTCTTTCTTTTCTTCCTCTGTCATATTTGAAATATCAAATGCCATTTCATTCTCCTTTTCTTCTTTTTCTTTGTTAATAGTTTCAGGATCGCAAGATTTCTCAATTACCTCTTGCATTTTTGCGATCTCAAAATCATCCGCAACAACAGTATCTTCTTTGTCTGTTGCTGCACGTTCTAATTTGATCCAAGACTTGGATGCATCATCCGAAAATGCCTTAAACTGATCAATGCTCTGTGCGATTGCTGCCTGTTTATCCTCACACTCTTTATCGAGTAGAATTGATACAATCGACTGCTCCAGAGAGTTGCAGGCATTCCAGATCTGATCCCTCACGTCGTAGATCTTCTTTTCATTCATTACATCATCAAATGATGTTGCTTCATCTTCCATGGACTTTCTGACATCTTCTGAATTTACTCCTAAGCTGTCACAAAACGCATTAAAGAATCGCTTGAAAAAGTTTCCCTTCGGTTCTTCTGCACCTCCTCTCTTTTTAATCAGGATATTTGCTTTCTGATCTGCTCCGATGTCTACTGCATCGATCTTTTTTACTTCCAGATCTTCCAGCTTTGTCTTTCCTTTTGTTTTCATGTTTCCTCCTTTCTAACGACACTTTTTCGAGTTTCAAAAACGCAAAGTGCATTTTCAAACACAAAAAATAGACCAATTTGCATTTTTTACAAAATGGTCTATTTTCATTTCAGATTTCACTTAATTTTAGAATAAATTTCAGTTTCTCATTTCAGATTTCACTTCCTCAATGATATTCTGAATCTTTCTTTTATAATTCTTATTCCCTGTCAGTCTTATGTGACTTTCCAAAGTTCTTAGATTTCTGGATGTTGGAACTCTTCTACGTTCCACGTTCTTCTTGATTGCGATCGCAACTCTTTTATTCCTACAGTGCGTATGATGCAATTCAAAGCAATCAGGATTGTACACGATCCATTCATCCTGTCGGTGTGATTTCTTAATCTTAAGAATGCGATCATCTCCTAGTTAATTCCTTGCCACGCCTGTTGCAGCAAAAATCCTAACAGTTCCCAGATCTTGTTTTTGATACTTCCCATGCAAATATCTTTGCCGATCTTTTCATCGTAATTCTTTGGATCAACACACGAAGATGATTCCACGATATCAAAACCATTTCGAAGCACACAACGAACAACTGTTGTTGTCTCTCCCATCGTGATTGTCTCCGTAGATGCAATAAAATCATCGACCATTTCTGGCCCGATACTTACTCCAGATGGAAGATTTTTATTATCATCCACTTTCATATATGCTTTTTCAAAAACATCTTTCGGAGACCATGATTCGTACCCATCTGGGTATACAACCTTGTATCCTGTGATCTCCTTTGTGACTGGATTTCTTTCTGGTTCTGCCTGAATCAATTTTGCACCGATATATTTGTCCATCATTCTTCCTCCTCGACTTCAATACGTTTCGCTTTGCCCTCAATACTGAACATCGTATAAGTTCCGTCCTTAATCTTTGCCCAGACCTCATCGTCTGTGATGTGGAAACCAACCCACCAGCCTTCAGGCAACGTACCTTCCTCTATACCGAGAGTTTTCATCTTTTCCTTAGTGAATATAATACTCTCGATTAAAACGCCTGCACCGCCTCGCTCGTGCATCTCTCCGGCTTCACGATAGAACTCTACATAGGTATATGCTGTCTGTTCTAATTCTTCCGGATCAATTAAATCGTTCTGGCGGTCAACCAGCTGATTTCCATTCTCATCGACTGCAATCTTGGCCCATCCAAAGACGTACTGCTTTTCTTCGTCCTTCTTAGTAATATCTACTCGATTCAAGGACTTTCGTATACTGTCCTGTGTCTGTGCTGGGGATCGTATATAATCGTTAAAATATCTCATGCTTCCTCCTTCTTATACAGCCGACCAAAGTCATTCTTACGAACTACATTTAATCGACCGACTGAATCTTTTACAACATAGTCTCCTATTCTTGCAACAAGTCTGCTGCTTTTATATTTCCGCACATTAAAATAGATCGTACATCCAATAACGGAGATTGCTCCGTCACGCTGTGTACGATCTATCATAATTTCTTCGGTATTCATTTTCTTTGTGAACCAGTCAGGGGCGATCATATCAATATCAGGTGTGATCTGCACTGCCTGAACTGTCTGCTCTATTGCTTTGTACTTCATCATTCTTCTTTCTTTGCATATCGTCCAGTTCCATTTGCATAATGGATTCCGTCACAGATTTTCATAGTTACTTCTAACATCCCTAAAGGTTCAAACTGCCTACGAATATTTCTCGGAATTGTCTTATCCTTTAACCATTCATGCATGTCGTCCAGTAATTCAAACCATTCTTGTTCGTGTTCTGATACATCCATATCTTGTTTCATTAGCTGATCGAATCTTTCTTTTAATTCAAGATGTTTTTCCATTTTCTAAAGCCTCCATCCAGTGCGATACCTTCTGATAATCTTCAATATTTCCTGATAACATCATTTTATCATAGATCATATTATTCAGCCAGTCATACCTATCTGGTAACGGAACAGAAATAAGCTTCATTGCAAAATCATAATCATTTTTAAATAACCCAGCAACTTTATTTATATTTCTTAAAGCTTCTGTCATATGATCGTACTGTGATTCAAGAATTTGTATATTCTCTTTCTTGCTAATCTCCTGTGCTGCAAACTGTACCGAACCCTCTTCCATGTTCTCATACTGTTTATACATTTTACGATCATATTTTGTAACTGATCTAGCGTGTAACTGTTCATGTAACAAAATATGTGGGGCTGTTTCATGTCTGGTTATAATATCTCCGTTCCACTGGATACCATAAACACCAGAATCATCATCAACAATGACTTTCCCACTCCATGCACTGTCTAAATTCAGATGCTTGTCAGCAATATCAGACATTTGTTTGCTCATCTTCTGAATCTCATCTTCTGTATATTCTTTCAGATCATCTTTCTCTGTCTCATAAGCTGCTGCCATCGACTTAGATTTAACATACATGATGCAGCATTTACACCTCGGATGCAGTGGCGGAAGTAGCTTACCTGGGGCAAATTCTTCGTCCATTCCAACAACTTTTCCGTTCAGTTCTCTACATGTGCTGCATGTATTCTCACTGTCCGTTGCGGACCATTTTTTGTCCTGTGGTGGCAATATACCCTGATCGACAAGATTCTTTATATGCTGGTATCTGCCATACTCATAGGCAAATGCTCTTTCGGTCTGTGCGATCGTCTTTGCTCTTTCTCTGAGCTGACGTTCTGCATACTTCATCTGCTTGTCTCTTGCCATCTGTTCAATCTTTTCTGGCTTTGTTCTTGGGTGTTTCTTCTCCAACTCTGCCTTGATCGTCTCATAATACTTCATAGCTGCCTGAGTCTGTGGCTTTGTTAAACCAATACAGGGACGGATAAACCTTGCAAGCTCATCTGTTCCCATATGTTTTCTTATTCCGATATCGATCATTGACTGAATTGCATCTTTCTGTACTCTTGTACAATTCGTTACAAGCTCAGCTGTGTGATTTTCCAACCAATCAGATACCGCCCAATGATCTGCATCAAATTTATATCCAATGTCTATTCCTTTGTGCTGGTTTTGATTTTTAGCACCAGCTTTCATTGCTTTAACCATCTCTGGTGCAATCTTATCATGAACCAATTTTGAATAATCCTGTTGCCATTCTTCTACAGATTTCTTGGAGATTACACCAGCCTGAATAGCTTCTCTGATCTCTTTAAATGTAAAAACCGTCTGCTGATCCTTCCAATACCTGACCAGCAAGCGTGTTAATTCTGGACTGCTGCTATTAAGAAACCTCTCTAATGCTTCTTTCACATCATTTGGCTTCATCGATCCACGCTTCTTAACCTTTCGGAATAGGAACATATAATCAGCTCCTTCCTAAACGTTTTTTGGCTTCTTGTACTTTCCCATCATCTTCGGCAACGTCTTGATTGTCCTCTGGATGTACATTATTTCCCTGTGATCCAAGATCGTTTGTCTGCTGATCTTCTCTGTCCGGATCAATGAATCTTTCATCGTTAGCTACCTTTGGTGGCAAATTACCAGCCTCTCGAACATATGTTTCCAGTTCGTCGTCAGGGATCAATACACCAGTGCCGACCATTGCCTGAATGTACTGTGCTAATTTGTTCATGTCGATCTTTTCAATATCTCCGTGAACCATCTTCGGGTAGTCTGTGATCCCCTTGAAATGTTCTCCGTTTAGATCAATCAATCTTGGGATCGCTTGGTTATTAAACGCTTCACAAATAATGTCAAGGTATGATCCAATCGCTACAGCAAATAACTCTGTCTTATCATCGGACAATGCAAATGATCCAGTGTGTTCATGCCCCAACAGAATAAAATCCGCAAGCGTTGTCATTGCTATGCGGCTATCATAACGAGTTATGATCTCGTTCGTATCAATCTGTCTGCTTCCACCTGTGGAAACAAGCTCGAACTTAAATCCCGGTGGTAACACGATTCCAGCACTTTTGTCTTGTCGGACATTCTTTACCAAACTATAAGCCCAGGTTAACATTCTTGCGCCTTCGGGATCATCTGGATTATACAAGTCAACACCTTCTGGTGGTGTGACCATCGGTATACCAGCGAGATCTCTTTCTATCCCGATCCCTTCAAATTCCTGAATCCCTTTTTTAAAGTACCAGGAACGATAAGCATTTCTCAGGATACTCCTTCCTTCTGGATTTCCTTTTCTGGATCTGGTCCTGAAATGGATTGCCTTTTCCAGTGGGATCGTATAAAGTCCAAAATTTGGCGGTGGCATCTGCGTCATACCGATAAGGTTGTCTTCATCGTCATATTCCCACTGATACAGCGAATCCTGTGATCGGATAGGAAGTTTTCTCCACCCGATTAAACCATCATCATATTTACTATTCGTCTTAGGGTTTCCTGTTCGCCCTGATCTCCTCTTATATACGATCTCATGATACGACCAGCCGTATGTAAGGAATGATAGGATTTCAGAGACTGTATCAGTCCATGTGTTCTGCATATCATTCATGCAAGACTCAACAAACTCTGCTGCCTCTATGTCCTTTTGATCGTCTCCCTGTGGCTCTACGGAAAACTGTGCCTGTCTAAGCAATGTATCTAACGCAAATATGATTGCTCCGATCACATCGTCGTTAGATTCCATTTCTGTATATACCTTTACTCCTCGTTGACCTCTCAACTCTGGGAGAAATTCTTCGTAAAAGCTACCGCCCCACCGGTTTTGACCGATGCGACCTATTTCATCATACAATGCTATTTCACCTCCAGTAACTATCTTTTGTTCCAACATCACTTCCTGGAACACTGATTGGTTTAATTTTGTTTCTGTAGCAAGATAAAACAACAGCATCCGCCCGGTCCGGAGACTCTCCGATGCGTTCTTTCATTGCTTTTTTCGATTCTAGCCGTATCTTCCCTGATGAACTAAGATCATATTTTCTCGCACTTAATTGTGCGAGAAGCTCTGTATCATTTGGTAATACTGCTTCTTTTTCTTCTAACATATCTCTTAATATGGACCATGCATAAGATGTGATATCATGATATTTTTCTGCTGCTTTCTTGTCTGGAACGGCAGCAGAAAAATTAACCGGAACGATAACTACACCAGATAGCTTTCCTTCCGATTTTAATTCATTCAAACGATCTGTTACTCCTCCACCAAGACCAGTATCATCTATGATCACATATATTGTTTTTTTATATTTAAACTTTTCCTTGATATTCCTACACTCTACAACAACATCTCCTACAGTTTTCATTAGATCTTGACCATGCCTAATCTTTTCTAGTGTGATTTTGTTATTCATATTTCTTGCGATCACTGTGTCATCGTCACCAAAGCGGGCCACATCGACTCCTAAAGTGCAAATATCAGCTGGTGGTATCTCTTCCAAGATGATCGATGCTTCCAACATTTCCAAGGGCATATAAACATCATCATCCTGTTTAGGAAACAATCCTTTTACTCTGACTCTGACAACATTACTTTCTTCTCCATATTTCCTGATCAGAGAATCAATGTTGTCCTTATTAGTTCTTTTAGACTCTGCGGAGTTTACAGTGATGCAATAATATAATTTACGATCCGATGTATGGCTGTCGTAAAATGTACCGCTTGCTTTTGTCGGGTTTCCACAAAGTAGCAATTTATTATTTGATCCTGTCAGAGTACCTAAGATTGCTTCCATGATCGGATCTGCAACACCAGAAGCTTCATCAACGATAAATAGCATATTATCCTCATGGAATCCTTGCATATTTTCTGGAGTGGTTGCTGTTCTTGCTACTGCATACCAACGTTCTTTGCTGCCAATCATAGATATTTTTGTTTTGGTCCACTGTAGTATCTCCTTCAATAACGGAGATTTACTTTGCCACTTTGAAACCTCTGCCCATAGAACATCGTTCAACTGGTGCAGTGTTGGGGCTGTTGCAACAACTCTTGCATTCTCAAAACAGCTTAAAAACCATAACAATGTTGCAGCTTCAAATCCTGTTTTTCCAACACCCTGTCCGGATTTTATCGTTACTTTTGGATTATCTCTTAAAGCAAATGCTGCTTCTTTTTGCCATTCATCTGGATAAAAGGAAAGAACTTCTTCAAAAAATTGAACTGGATTCTGCTGCCATAAAGGAATACTCTCTACAAGGAAATCATGTAATACTCTATCATCCATCTGATTCCCTCGCTTTTTTTACAGCATCCATCCAAGATTGAACCGCATCAGATTCATTATTATTTCCACTATGCTGAATTTGCTCTGTTCGAGCCTTCATTTGTTCAACCTTAGCTTTTTGTTCTTCTGTTGCCATATTCATATGATCTGACAACCATTGCAAAGCTTTCATCTTATCAACCAGCTTAATGCTCGCTCCGTCTTTTCCTTGCTTCACTTCCGTGATCAGCGTTCCATCAACATCTTCAGATTGTTTGAATTTCACAGTATTGACTTCTTTTTCGAGAACTTCTTTTTCTCCAGTTTCTTTGTTTTCTACCATTACTGGACCAAAAGCACCCATAACTTGAATATTTTCTCGCCCAAACGATACATAATCTGTCACATCTGCAAACGCAATATCCATGTACTTTTGAAAGATATCTTCCTGCTTTAACAGTTCCCTGTTCATATGATTCTGCTTTAGCTGTTCAATCTCTTTTCTGATCACTGGATTCTTCATAAGCCTGCTTCCTAATACGGCGGCAGATGCATAAGTACATCCTGGATAAGCTTTCATGTAAGCTTTCGTGTAATTAAACATCCTAGATTGATACAAACAAAAAAGCTGCTGCTGATCGGTAAGTTCATCGTTGATCACGACTTGACTTACATCCTCTGCAACGGCTTCTTTTTTGTGTGCACCCTTTTTATTTTGTGTGCACCCCTTTTGGATGCATCCTGTCTTTTTGTTCCTCGACCATGCGTATCGTTTCTTCCACGATTTCACAGTGTTCATCGAGACTCCATACTTGGCAGCAATGTCTTTATACTTCATTCCGGCTACGTAATCAGACTCTGCCAATATGTAGTTTTTTTCTTCATTCAAACATTACCACCTTCTTTCTTATTTCTTAAATGGACCTCCAGGGACTCGAACCCCGGACCGATCGGTTATGAGCCGACTGCTCTGACCAACTGAGCTAGAGGTCCTATTAAAAATAGCTGTCGTTTTAATACGGCAGCTATATATCAATCTTTATTTATTGTTTTTTTCTATAAATTTTTCTATGCAATCAACAATTTTTACCTCACTTAATTCTCCTATAATAGTGGCTTGCTTTTTATATTCTTCATTTTTACCACTATATATATCAAGTTTTATATCTTCTATATTCTCTATTTTCTCTAACATCCTATCTATTTCTGCTATAAGACCAATAGTTTCAGTATATATATCTCTTTTTTGAGCAATTTCTAATCGAATTTTTAATTCTATTAATTTTACACTTAATTTATCTACTAACTCATCTATTTTTCTATCCCACATGGATATAACGGAAAGATCTTTCTGTATCTTATTAATGATTGATGCATTTGAAATTAATATTTCAAACAAATTTATTTTTTCCTCTCTTTCCGATTCTTTTTTACTATTCCACATAGTTCCCCAAAAAACAATTAGTGTAATTATTCCACCTATAATTGACCCTAAATAACTCCCGAAAAAACTCGTCCATTCTCCATTTGTTGCATTACTTGCAATCTGATTTCCTAAAATAAATCTATCCAAAAAAACAGGGGCTAAAACAATAATAATTGCAATTATTATGACATATTTTTTTATTTGAACTTTCATAATCTCTCCTCCTTCATGATTATTTTATGATATCACAATTTATAAATATATTCTACAAATCACAATTCAAAAAATATCCCAAAAAGAAGTAGATAAAACTATATAGAAAGAGAATTAAGTTATTCATTCATCAAAATTTCCAGTTTACATATTAAACTATATTTGCACGACAGTGAGCGACATTTATTCATTTTCTGCAAAAAATCTTTCATTTCTCTTCTGCAGGTTCTTTTCATTGTACGCAATCTTTCTTTTAGGATGCATGGCATTCATCCTGTGTGCTACCTGTGTCCATGTCATTCCATCAATATAATACAGTCGGAAAATAGTTCTCAATTCACTTTTTTTGATGCTGCTTATATACTGTTCTACTTGATTTGTTAATTCTAAAAGTTCATTCTCTTTTTTGATCAACATAGCTTTTCGTTTATTAAGCAGCAGCCTCTTTCTGCTAAGTTCTGGTACTGGCATACCCTCAACAACAAAATGCTGTATTCCACCCATACCACCGCTTACTGTGTCTTTTACGGTTCCTTCTTCCTCAATCTTGCTGATCTGCTTTTCCGTTTGCAGGATTCTTTTTCTTATATCTTTTACTTCTTCAATCATGTCTGTGTATTGGATCAGTACGTTCTTGTCCACGTTCTCCCCTCCTGTTACGATTTATTATCTGCTGCCTTATCCGATCTGTCATTGCCTGATACTCTTGCTTGTATAGTACCTGATCGGCACAAATGCCCATGCAGATTATCTCTGCACAGGCTTTGCATAGATCAATCATATCTGCCTACCGCTCTTTCTTTTCATCTGGCGGTTTCTTATGATCACTTTTCTTGCATTTGAGTAATAAGGCCGTGATTCTTTCTCTCTTCTTCTTAATTCCTGTTCCTTTGCCTTCCAGGAAAGATACTTCTCACATCCTGTCTGACAAGCAACCCTCTTTGATCCGTGTGATCTATCTTTACAATTTAGGCACGGGCAATCTCTATATGCCATTTATGTATCAACTCCTTCGACTTATTCTTCAACTAATATTTCAACTAATCTAATAATTAGTTCAACTTTCGCAGCGGACATTTGTTGCATACTGTTTCTATCAGCTCATCATAGTCTTTTATTTCGCTTGGATACTTGCAATAGTTATCACAGATGTTGCTTTTTATTTCATCAAAAAATTCTGTTATTGTCTTTGGTTCCTCTTTCACGACACCTGTAAGATTCTCTGTTATTGTCATAACTCATCCCTCTCTTTCGCTGCGGCACAGAGTGACATCACTGCCACTCCTGCAACTGATCAGATAAATAATCCGCTCAAAAATCCAATGATCATAAATTATCCCTCCATCATATTTTCAAATCTGTATTTTTGTTTTGCATCTGGATATTTTTCATGATCCACTTCGCTCATGAACATCTCTAATGGCCTAGCATACATTCTCTGCATCTCTCTTATATCTGAATATATTACAAATAATTCATTTGTTTCTGTATGACGAGCCACTGTAATAACAACGTACAAACTTCCTTTAAAGTGTTTGTATACTTCATATGCTTTCGGCATGTGTCGTCCATTTAGCATTTTCGCCACTCTTTCTATTTTCTCTATTGTCTTTCCCATATTCTTAACGCTCCTTTATTCCAAGTGGAATGTTACATTCTGCATGATTGATCCCAGTATCAAAAATTTAATAGCTTGATAGCAATCTTTTTTTCGGTCGGAATAAAAATAAATTCCATAACATACGATTGTTAGTGTTAAACTTAATACTTTTACAGCATCTTTTGTTGTTATCATTTCTTACTGCCCTCCACTTCGTAAATCTCACATGATACTACTTCGTTTCCTGTTCCGTTATCTGTAACCTCAACATCCACGTCATATCCGGAACCCACCAGAGCATCGATGATGATACTCTGGATAGATTCTTCTTTTGTGTGGATATAGGCTTTTCCTAATCTTTGTCTTACTTTGCCCATTAAACTACTCCTATATGATATATCAACTATTTTATTGTTCTATTAGCTCCTTAACTTTCTTTAACAATTACTTGATCTTAATGACTCTCTGTCCTCTGTCGTACTGATTAAGTATCTGTTCTAGTGCTTTTTCTGCTTCCTCTCTTGTATTACATGTCTTAACAGTTTCATCTGTTTCTTCTGTCATCTCACATTTAACAAGGTATTTCTTTTCCCCTTCTTTGTACTGATGCTCGTATATCCATATACTTCTGACATATCGTATATTCACAATCGTTTTATCTTCAACTTGTATCAGCATAATTCTTCACTATCTCCTTTCCTTTTTAACAAAAATGAAATTCCAACTGCTCCGGCTCTGGTTCCCACTTATCTTCCCATCTCACTCCGATGTAATCTAAGACACGTCCCCATCCGAATCGTTCTCCTGTTTCTTGATCTACACAACATCGATACATCCAGAACTCCCATTCTTTTTCGTTGCGTTCTCTTAACATGTCAAATCGATGTGGTCTTTTCTCCAGATGCACTCCGAATCCACACATCGAGCATCCTGTTCTTTGTGCTTTTGTCGTATATAATGTTCCGTCTGCTTTTCTTGCGATCTCTCCATAAATTTCTGGCACTGGCACGTCAAGATCTAATGCAAGCTGTAACAGGTCCTGTCGCAAAAATGGTGCAAATGGCGCTGATCGGATTACTGACTTTCCAAAATAATTGCAACCATGCTCCACTAATGCTTCTTCTCTCTGTCCACCTTCGCTTGCCATGAGTCCCAGGAACGGCGCACTGTTGTTTTCTTTTGCGTATATCTCACATGGCTTTTCTTTCATGTATAAACAACACTTATTACTTACTTTGAAGGGTGCGATCTGATAATTCACACCCTCATTCTCGTTTTCGTATCCTGCGAACAGCTGCAACCACTTCCTCGGTAGCTTCATCCGGCTGTTCTTTGCAAAATGTCCTTGTGCTCCACATTCTCCAGTTATGATCGCGTGCCTAACCGTCTTATTGCGATCTGTTGGATTCTGTAACGTGTCAATTCGTCCTGCAATCTTCTTGCTGATCACTGGAAAACCAAACTCTTGTAAGATTTCTGTCTTTGGTTTTCCTGGTCGCAATGATATTACTCCAAGCTGCTTATGTACTTTGATAATGCTTTTATCTTCCAGGGATGATACTGATACTGCAGGTACATCGATCCCCCTACTTCTTAAAAACATCAAAAGCACAATGCTATCCAAACCGCCTACACTTACATGTGCATTCATTCCTCTGCGATCAAGTTCTTGTATAAACTCTCTTGCTCTTAATTCTGCTCTTCTTACTTTCACTTCGTATGGTAGATTTTGCTGTGTCGTAAAGATGGCTTTTTGTCGTTTCTTTTGTTCTTTCCAGTCATCGCTCATCTGCTTTTTTCTCCTTCTCACACCAGATACATCCTTTGTCACACTTGATCCGAACCTTTAGCTTCTGCTGTTTGTCCGGACACAACTTCATCTCATTGATTCTCTTGCCTGTAATCTCACAGATATAACCTTCAAATTCTTTCTTATTTACCATACTGCCACCGCCTCATGTAAATGTTCTCTTAATACATCTGCTGCCTCGTGTTGATTCTCATGCTCCAATAACTTAATCACATTCGGTAACACTCTACGATCTTTATCAAATGTAATATCTTGATTCGATGCAAGCATTTCTACATTCATGTCAATGTTGTATTTTGTTTTCAATTCCATAGCCATATCTACATATGTCACATAGTGTTCTGCATAACCATCTAATTCAAAATTCCATAAGGTGTTTTTGTCATACGCTTCTTTGAATCTTCGCAATCTTTTTTCTCCGAAACCTGTATCATGTGCTAATGTTACAAGCACAACTGTCATAGTGTTCTGATATATAGTCTCTGCTAAAATCTCGTATGCCGTCTTCTGCTTGAAAAAAAAAATCAACAAGCCAATCCCCAGTGCTCCACGCATCTGCAATTCTTTTCGCAATCCATCGACACCTTTTTTCTCTGCGATACCTAAGGCATATCTCATTCCTGCCATTCTAGCCTCTTGTTCTTTATTAAGCTTCCCCATTCTGATCATCCTTCTTTCTCATCATTGCAATATCATAAATTGTCTGGCAAATCTGTTCACATACCTCTTCTGCATGATCGTCTTCTGTAAGCTGTCTTACATATTTCTTTCCGCAAGCAACACATGTTAATCGCCGAATCTGCTCCCATGCACTCCATGCTACGAACGAATTTCCCAATGCATTTGCCATTAACGAATCTGTTCCGGATCCATTTGCATCTCTAAACCATTTATTTCTTGGTTCTTGCAATACTTTCTGTGTATCTTCTTTGCATACACTCTTTTCAAGTTTTTCTAAAACTCTCTTTTCAATTCTATCTACGATTTCTTGTTCTTTTTGCTCTGTCATTTTATCTTCCTTCTACTCAAACCGACCTGCACCAGATCCATACTGATGCCACGCCGTACATCTCATGTTCTCTTTTCCCTGCTTCTTTAGTTTCTCAGCTTCTCTTTTCTTCTCATCCAGACACTCCTGCCGGTATTCATCATCCCATTTTTTCAATGTTGGCTGGCTGATCGTTGTCAGCTCTGACAGTTTCTTGTAACTTATCCCTGTTGAGATGATCAGCCGAACCATTCCTTTCTTGAAATTTTCTTTATATCTCATATCGTTTTCTCAGACAGCTTGGTTCTTTACCTGATACAACGCCTTTATCTCTGATCGCTGATCTGTTATCTTTTGCCCGATCATATAAGGCTCTGTGATTCTTCGTTTTTGATTTAGAAATTTTAAAAAGCTAAATCTAATATTTGAGAAATTACATTTAAAAGAACCCGAAAAAATATGTTTGTTTTAGATTGTTTAGTTAATAGTTACTTGAAGAATCTCTCAGGCAAAGAACCAAGCCGTCTGATCATACTCCTTTACTTATGATATCCGGCACAATTGCCTATATAGTGCCACCTTAAATCCTTGCACTTTGTCTCGTTTGCCCCCCCTGTTATCTCAGGGTAGAAACGCTTGTACCACTTCATCAGCGTTTTATGATCGATACCGGATGATCTACTGATTTCATTTGTGGACATACCATGTTGAATCCACAACTGCACAACACGGCGTTTAAATCCTTTGCTGTAATCCGCCATCAGTTCTCCTTCCTGCCCACTGCCTTAGGCAGCAGGCTCATGGCTTATACTGGCTGTTTCTTATGCGGTTGATAGTTACTGTGGTATATAATTCAGTCCATCCGGCTGATCTCTGTCCGCATATGTGATCATCTTTTTACGCCCTGTCGCTTAAGATCATCCCAAAAGCCACAACTACCACGACTATTACTACGACTTTTTTAACAACAATCTTAGGTTGTTGGTTGCTGCGGACAGAGATCAACCGGATGCCTTTATTTACTTACTCAACTTTGTGATACAGTGCCACATGCCGATCTGTCCGGCTGTCATATCGCTTGCCGATCACTTCAACAAGTCCTTCCTGGGTCAACTCTGTTAACCTTGGCTGTACCTGCTGCCGTGTTGGTTCTGCCACCAGTCCGTGCCTGTGCATTATCACAGCGATTTCTCTTGCAGTCATATTTCCGTAAGATAATTCATTCAGGATATTGTTACGGATTACCTGCTTATCTACCTTCTCGTGGCTTTCTCTTTGAGTCTGCTTTGTTATTACTCTGCTCCGGAGTGCGGTTTCACATCCGAAGAAATTCATCTGCTCCATCTCGTCTATCCTCCAAACTGCTTCTCAAACAGCTGCTGCTCCAAAGAATCAAAATCATAATCCCTTTGACAATCCAATTTCCCTGGAGCTTTTTCGTTCTGTATTCTTTCAGGTCTTTCGTAATTGGTATCCAGGTAATCTATGTATCCAGAGTTAAAAAACGTGCTGCCATTTTGGGGCTTTCTCCAGTCATCTAACGCCAAGTCCGCCTTGTATCGGTCAATGGCACGACTTAATTCGTCGAATCCGATATCAAGTAAACGCCTCTTATTGGCATCTGAGACTTTCCCCTTCCCACGTTTCTGAGGGTATAATTTCCAAACTCTCTCAAACAGTGCATCTGCTTCAGATTTGCACATAGTATTTTTATTTATATCTTTCTCTTTATCTTTATTCTTTATCTTTATCGGGTTTTTTGGGTTTTCTTCGTTTTTTTTAAAAACCGTTGGGTTTTTTGGGTTTTCTTCTAAAGCATTTGCTTTTTTAGGTCTTCCACCCTTTTTCCCATTTTCCCGATTTGAATCGCAACGATTTAGATATTTTTCTGAATCACGATCCATCTGGCTTCTTATAAATGTAAAAGCCATCATTGCAACCCCATCAAGTTCTGGCAGTTTCCCTAATTCAGAATAATCAATCAATGCCATCAGTAGTTGACCTCGTTGTTCGTCTGTTAGAAGTTGTAACGGCTCTCGATACTCGTGATAAATCAGGAAACTACTTTTTTGCTTCATGTGATCACCTCGTTATCTTTAATTCGTAAGAATCTCCATACTTCTTCAGAAACATCTTCTTTTTGATCTTAAACACATCTGTTTCCATGCCTTTTACATCTTCGATCACAGACTTCTTATTCCGTTCATCGAAATAAGCAAAATCCGCCTTATATGTAATCGCTCTAATCATCTTGCCTTTATGCTTAAACTTATCTTGCAGGATCACTTTCGGCTGCAATTCCAAATGCGAGATCTCTCCTGCTGCCTCCAGAAGTTTTAATTCTTTGTATCTTTGCGATTCCCTAATGCTGTCAAACTTAATGCCGTCTACTTCTGTCGGATGACTATTGTATTTGTTCTGCCTGTTGTAATTCTTCCAAGCCATTCTTTTCTTGCTCCTTTACTACAATTCCATACACTTTGTATTTTTTCTCAAATGCATCTTCTCCGATTGTATGATCTTCTGTATGATGTTTCCTACATAAACAGATTTTCTTGTAATTGCTATCGTCTACCTTCCTACGGTTGTTTCCCATCCCGATCTTATCGACATGATGGATCTCGCCTTTACGTCCGCACACCGCACATACTTTATTCATAATGCAGTAATACAGGTACTTTCCAATATCATCAGCTCTGTTGATCGCTAGATCAGATAGTGGAATGTGATTTTCCAAACTGAACTCAATCAGCATTGTTATAAAATCTCTTGCTGTATCGATTGTACAGTTACTCAAAGAGAAATAATCGCTTCCTGTTCGTATGATATATTCATACTTCATTAGTTCTTTCATCTCTTCTGGTAGATAACCTGTATAGTCTGCAATATCTCTGATTGTTGCGTAGGCTTTTTTTCTTTGTTCATTAGAGATTGTTCTACCATCATCTAAGCGAAGCTCTACATCGTGTATTCTTTTGTCCATGATCACGTTCATCAGATTTCTTTTCGGGACAAAGACTTTCATCTCTGTCCCTTCAATGTCTGGTCTGATTCCTGTTATCTTTGCTAATTCATGCATTATTTTTCATCATTCTCTTTCGGTCTTCCGTCATAAACAAACACTCTTTTACCTGTTGTATCGTTAAGAATCGATAAACACATAATTTTCTTATTTTCAATAATGATTTTTTCGACACTGAATTTATCATATGTAGTTGTTTTTCCGTTTCTTCCCTGTTTTATATTTACAAAATTTCCTGGAATCCAGATAAATGGTGCTGTGTACAATTCTCTTCCAATTCCTAAATTGAAACATGCTCGTTTGAACGAATCAGAAGCTTGTCCTTTTTCTTTTTCTGCATAACTTTCTGTTCCTACATCCTGCTTAGAAATCCATTCTTTTTTATCTTCATCCCATACTTCTACAGTGCAGAAAAGATTCCCATTGATCACTTCGTGATGCCGTTTCCATCCTGTGATTCCAACCGCTTCATCTAAGATATTCATGTCGCATCGAGCATCTTTGTATAGCAGAATTGATACTCCATTTTCTTTTACTGTTGCAACTCTGCAATCAATTTCATCCGCTCTTAAATCTCTGAATTTCTCCACAGACTTATCCTCCTATCTGATTCGTAAACTCTCTGTCTGAGTTAAAGCAATATTTTCATCTTCTTCCAATCGACCTTCTTTCAGAGCTTTGATCAAACCTCTCTTGTCGATCTTGTCTGGTTGTGCAATTTTAAACTCTTCTGGTACTTTTGTTTCATCTTTGATTCTTACTGTAGGTGGATTTTTTTGGATCCCGAAACTAAAGAATACTGTCTTGAATTTTGTCTTACCTGTCTCGATCATTGCGTTTTCAAGATTCTGTTTGATCACTCTTTCATTATTTGCGATCACTCTATCCATCTCCGTTAGTCGTTTGATCTCACCCTTGATCGCTTCTCTAGTTCCGCCTAAGTTACGAAGAACCTTTGCATATCCATCCGCTTTATCTTCAAACTCGTAATCCATGCCTTCTAATGTGTCTTTGATATCGTCCTGTGTCAGATTCTGTTCTTCTGCCATTGTAAGCAGATCTTTATATTCTTCTTTTAATTCATATAATGTTGCCATTCTATTTACCTTCCTTTTCTGTTTCGACTTTTGATACTTCTGATGTAACAGTTAACGCAAAGTATGATTCCAAGTATTCAGAAAGTACCTTTTCAGGCTCTTCCATATTTTCTTTAAAACTCTCTGCGATTACTTTTAATGCCGGCACAATAAAAACTGCTGCACTCTTTGAAGCTGGGTTAATATAACTAAGGATTTCTGTTACTGTTCTCTTTGCTTGTTCTTCTAAGAGTCCTGCTGCGTTATCTTCGTATCCATCTCTTAAGAGCTTGCTGCTGCTTGCTATTACTAAATTGCATTCTTTTAAAAAACTATCTTTCATACCTTATTCCTCTACTTCCTTTAATGTTGCAACAAGATTCCGTCTTGCTATATCTAATGTTTCAACTGTATCTTCCTTCGCATCAAGGTTAAAAACACCATCAAGATATCTGTACAGATGAAAAATACTTACTCCATCTTGGTGCAAATCAACTTCTAAACTTGAAGTAATTCCATTAAATTCGAATTTAAAATCTGGAACTATCTCGCGTGATTCTGCTTCTTTGATAAATCCTTTTTCATCTTCCAGGAAGCCTAGGATAATCTTTAGAATGTCGCATACTAATTCTTTAATTTCACTTTTCTTATCATCTGTGTTATAATCTGCTTGTGTTAAACTATTTATATCAGTGCCTTCGGAAGTTGCCGCTTCCTGGGCACATTTTTTTATCATTCTTGCTACTTCGTTATAAGCAAGAAGCTTTGCAGTTTCGAAGCACACTTTGTTTTCTGCTTCTGTCTGCATATCTTGCTCGATTCCTGTTTCTTGAACTTTAATCATATGATCAAGCTCTTTTAAAATCTTATTTACCAAATTTCTTCACTCCTTCCTCATAGATCAGCGCTGTAATCAAACACAACGCTGCTAGCTCCTTAAATATTCCCATTGCGATCAGCACCGCTGCCGTGCAGATCATGGCTTTTGTTTCACTTTTCATCTCATGCTCCTTTCTCTGGATCATATAAGATCCCTGTTACTTCCCAAAGCAATTTAGGACTTATATAATAATTGTTTCTTTCTTTTCCTGGCTTCTTATAACAGTAACCGATCGGCAACCATCCGTTTTCGATGCCAGCTCGTACAAAACAAGCATCTTTCTGCATTCTCTTCGCAACGTAATTGATTGGCACGCTTCCGTCTGGAAACTCTTCTGGTGCATTTACATAAGATGCTATCAATCTTAAATCTTGTCTTCTGCTCATGTCTTTCACCTACCTTTCTTCAGATGGCTTAATTCCCTGCCCGACAATTGAGTGCTATTTTTAATAATTAACCAATTTAGGGAGGAATTTCGTGTATCGGACAGAGGATTAAGCCATCTGCATTTATTTACAGTTGATAAAATCATTCAAAGCTTGTATAATAGTACAGTTGCACACAGTACTATATATTGTGTCGAATATATGTTTTTATACATTATCTTGTATTTTTGTATTGACCTATTGATATTTTAGTGGTATTCTATTCCAGCAAAGAGATATGCGTGTTCCATTAGAAAGGGGGCTTAATATGCCAAAACGTATCACTGTGACTCAGGAATCAAATACCGGAAGAAATGAATGCTTCCACGATAACTTTACTGGCGCAAACATGACTCGTAATCAGTTTGTAAATCAGATCAAGCAAGGAAATTATGAAAATTATCATGTACGAAACATCAATGGTGTAGATACACCTGTTTCCAATCCAGACAATACAAGAAATAACAATTTAGGTTAATCATCATCCGACACGCATACCACTTTGTATCCATCTAGCACGATAATATTTGTGTCGGTAATACTGGCGATTAGCTCGTTATCCGAACCAACAACCCGTATCTCTGAATATTCATTTTCAGAAATTTTCATCTTTTACTCACTTCCTCAATTCCAAAAAGATAGTTTGCATCCACATTAAACTCTCCTAACACTTCAAGTAACTTTTGAATATCAATTACTTTAATGATTCTGCGACCATTCAGCATATCACTTAGTTCTTGGGCAGTCATTTGTGTCTTTTCTGCAATAACTGTCTGTTTTATACCTTTATCTTTGATTGCTTTTTTTAAGCGAATTGCAACAATGCCATTTGCTTTAGATACTGCATTCAT